AAATGACCAGTTTATTTTACGATTTAGTACCTAAATGCCCTATAGAGAACCTCAAGTGGCGGATCCGCTGCCGCGAGCGGGCGTTGACGGATGAAAAGTTCCGCAATGCTTTCTGGCAAGCAGGGGAAGACGATCCACTGTTCTTTATGGCGGCGTTCCTATGGGTGAAGGAACCTCGCGCCAGGATTAAGACTAGACCGTTCATACCATGGGTCCACCAAGAGCCTGTAGTCCATGCGATGGAATCAACGATAGATGAAGCCTTGGACAGCGGGAAGCCGGTTTCACTAACTATCAAGAAAAGTCGGGCGCAAGGGGGGACATTTCTTTATATCGCGGTGACTGTCCGCCGAGTGGTGACTCAAAATAATTTCACAGTTGGGCTTGTGACGCGGAACGAAACGCTGGTTGACAGTAAGGTTGATGATTCGGCGGTTCTTTACAAAGTTGCTGAAATGCTGGATGGATTGCCGGCCTGGGCTATTCCAAACGGATACGACCGTAATCTGACCGAACACGTGATCAAACTATCGAACGGTTCCGGGTGGAGCGGGTATGCGGCAACCGGTGACGTAGCCCGTGGTGGTCGTGCCACAATGTTCTGTTTCGACGAGCCTGGAAGTGAAGAGTTTGTTGCTGGTAACAAAGACTACAAAGTCATGTCGTCTGTGGGTTCGGTCGCGAACTGCATCATACTTTGCTCCACCTTCGGTACTGACTCCGGTGTGTTTTACGAATCAGCCACCGATCCAGACAATCCACGGGTTTGCACGCTAGATTGGAAAGACAACCCTGATCATTCGAAACTATCGTACATTTACCAAGATGGCGTCTACAAAGCCGTTCGACCGGAAGAGCAAAAGCAGGTCGAAGAGTATGTGGCCAGTCACCAAAGAGAACTCAAAACTATCGCCAGTCGAGGCCATAAAATTGATGGCAAGATTCGGTCACCCTGGTACAACGCACACTGTTTACTGCCAGGTGCCAGCCCCCGGTACATTGCCCGTGAACTTGATATGGATGCTAGGGGTGCCGTTGGTAAAGTATTCGCCCCAGAACTCCTAGACCGCATGAAACAGGCCCATGGCAAACCACCGGTTTGGCGTGGAGTACCTATTTTCGACAATGAGACGTTGAAGCTGACGGGCCTCCTCCCGCGGGACGATGGTCCACTTTCCTTATGGTTCAAGCCGGGAATCGATTATAGCCCACCATTAGGGCCATTCACTGTCGCGTGTGATATCGCTTCCGGCGGGACAGGCGCCTATGCTTCGAACTCCGTGGCATCTGGGATCGACCATAGAACTGGCGAACAAGTCCTCGAGTATGTCATCAAAGGGATGGAGCCTCGATCGTTTGCGAAACAAGTAATCGGGATCAGTCTTTGGTTAAGGAAAGCACTGTTGGCGTGGGAGGATTCAGGCGTTTCCAGCGGGTTTGCTAAAGAGGTGATGGAGGTTTGGTACTACGGGAATGTGTATTTCCGGGAGGTATTGCAGTTAGGCTCCCAAAAGAAAAGCCGTAAACCAGGATTCCCGTGTCGTGAAGCAGATACGGCCGACCGGTTCGAGAGACTTGCTTTAGCCATGCACAGCGGAAGGTACACCCCGAGATCGGTGGAAATGCTGATGGAATGCGGGGAATACGAGTGGAGGAATGGTAAAGTAGTCCACGCCCCTACTGCCAAAAACAAGGGGGCTGTCGACAAAAACCATGGCGATAGGTGCGTGGCAGCATCGGGGTCATGGCTAGTATTTTCCTCTGAGAACGAGGGGAATACAGTTGACAAGGCCGAGGAGCCGTCTGATAATCCTGAGTATGGGAGCTTTTTGTGGCGAGAGCGACAAGAGGTTCCGCCGATAAATAGCGGGAGCCCTGGGTTCTCGCTACGAGATCTTCTCAAAAATAGAGGTTAAAACCTGAATGAGCAGTGATCTGGACGAAAAGTTCGAATCGACAATGACCAAATTGCTCGATAACGCAAAGGCAGCCCCTCTTGCGATCAACAGCGTGCAATTCGCCCAAGCGGCGATGTACGTGGCGAACGCGAAAGCCTCTTTTGCTACTGGTGTTGCGACAAAGAAGCTGTCAGACAAGTAATTGCTGATCGCTGATCGCTGATATGAGTCAACACTCAGTCAGAAAATGGAACTGGCATAACCTGCCACAACATATCTGAACTGACTGATGTTTGACCTAGCTGACAAAAACAAACGAGATCGACTTCTCCAGGCGATACGTAACTCGCGTACTGCCTTGGAGCCGTTTCGTCGTGTCCGCAGGGCACTGATCAAAGACTACGTTGGCTCGTGGTATTCTGAAGGCGGCGCTGAAAATAAGACGCTCGTCAATCTCATCAATCAAACGGCCCGGATCTACACGATCGCACTGGCGGCTAACAACCCGCAAGTCTTGGTTTCTACTCCGGCCTTAGAAAACATCCCATTCGCCCGCCGGTTCGAGATCAACCTCAACAAGCTCATTGGCGACATGTCGTTGGAGACAACGTTTCGCGCCATTCTCTTGGATGCTTTCTTCTGCCTTGGGTGTGGCGTCGTGATGATGCGAGACACCGATACGCGATTCCATGGCCTGCTTGAGTCCGAAGAGGATGTTTGGCTCGATCCAGGCGAACCGTGGTTCAATCGCGTCTCGCTCGACGACCTGATCTTGGACATGCCGGCCAAAGAATTGACCAAGATGCGGTATTGCGGGCATCGCTACCGCGCGGATTACGAAAAGGTGATGTCCGAGCCGGGTTATGACAAGAAGGTCAAAGACAAGCTCAAGCCTACGTCACGGGAGCACCACGATTCCGTTGGGACCGTTCGCGGGATGGCTTCTGACCATGGCAGTGCCGAAGATGACGACCTAAAAGACATGGTCTGGTTGATGGACATCTGGATCGCCGAGAACAACTCCATCGTCACGATGGCGTGCGACCAAGAGCTACCGCCACTCATTGAACGTGAGTGGATCGGATCTCAGTCCGGCCCTTACAAGTTCTTGTCTCTTGGTGACACCCCTGACAACGTGATCCCGACATCGCCGGCGATCAATCTCAAAGGGATGCACGACCTGCAAAATCGCCTCCATCGTCGCATGGAAGAAGACTCGGACGCCCATCGAGTCGTCAACGCCTACCCGCCTGGCGGTGCTGACGATGCGGAAAGGATACGAACAGCTTCCCGGAATTCATGGGTCAAGATGGGCGATCCAAAATCGATTCAACAAGTTGAAGTCGGTGGGGTAGACCAACGCGACATGGCCTTGGCGACGTTCCTGCAAACGGAATACGACCGATTCGCTGGCAATCTGCAAGCGATGGGTGGTCTCGGGCAGCAAGCGACCACCCTCGGCCAAGAAGAGTTGATCCACGGCAATGTCTCACGGAACGTCGCCGACATGCGAATGGCTGTAGTGTCGTTCGCGTCCGACTGCATTTTGGATCTCGGCCGTTTGATGTGGGAAGATCAGACGCTCGAGATAAAGTCGTCAATGGAAGTGGCCAACACGGGTATCCAAGTTCGATCGGACTGGACGCCGGACCTGCGCCGAGGAAACTTCGAAGATTACGAGTTCAAAGTTGAACCCTATTCGATGGTGTTCAAGACTCCCGAGCAAAAGCTGCAAGAGCTGTTTCAAGTTCTCCGTGAGATCGCGCCGTTGTGGCCAATGTTCCAAGCGTCCGGTGCCACGCTCGATGCCCAAGCGATCGTCGACGAGATTGCCAGACTCAAGAATCGACCGGAGTTCAAGCGGTTCATCTCGTTTGCGATCCCAACAGACATGTTAGGGGGTGATCAAAACACTGTCCGGCAGAGTCCAGTTACCAGCCGCGAGACCATCCGACGTAATGTGCCGTCAGGTGGAACCGATCAAGCGAGATCCAACACTTTGATCCGCGACTTGATGTCGGGCGGTAAATCCAGCGTAAACCCCCAACAACGTGCAATGCAGGGTAACAAATGAGCGCAATCACGTACCAATACAAAGGGCGGACCGTAACCAAGAAAGAGCTTGATCGCTTGATGCCCCCGAAGGCCAATTGGCTGGAGGCGCCGCCGATGGCGGCCAACACCTACAGCGAGCATGACCCTTGTGTGTCGGAAGGCTGCGGGGTAATGAAGGCTCAGGTCGGCGAGACTCGTGAGCTGATCAAGAAGCATGGCATCCAAGGGGCCGCGGTTTTGGATAGCGGGCAGATTCGATTTACAAGCCGTCAGGCCCGCAAAGAGTTTTTGCGGATGCGGGGATTCAATGACAACGACGGCGGGTACTCAGATTAGGAAAATTGGATAATGACCAAAGAACTAAACGAAAACATGACTTCCGAAGAGATCGCCGCTTTCGCTGAGAGCGTTGCGAAAGAAGTGGAGCAGGAGCGAGCAGGCGATCGGAAGTCCGATGCGGCGATCGTGGTAGACACCGCCGCGCCCCTTAAAACACCAGCCGAGGACAAATCCGGCAGTGAGACCGCCCCTGATCAAGGCGAGGAATCCGGCGAAGTGACCGCACCTGAATGGGTGACGGACGAACTGAAAGCCGAGGTAGCCGCGTACGGCATTGAGGAATCCGATTTGGAGGACTTTGCCAGCCGCGAGGAACTGGATCGAGCATTGCGTCTTCTTGGCAAGACAGCTCTGAAGTCAGGGCAACAGACCCTTGCGGAAGAGAAGCCCACTCGAGATGAGAAAGGGAAGTTCGTCAAGAAGGAAGAGCCCGAACCAGAAAAGCCGAGCAAGACTCGGTACGAAGTGTCGTTGAACAAGGACTTGTACGACGAGGAAGTCATCAACGAATTTACTGCGATGCGGGACCACTACGAGTCGCGTTTGGAAGCCTTGGAAGCGAAGTTCGAGGAAGTGAGCGTCCAGGCCGAAGAGCGAGAGTTCGATCAATTTGTCGATGCCCTGGGTCATACCGAGCTATTTGGTAAGACCGGGAAGGAGACGGAGAAAGAACTCGAACGGCGCCGTGATCTCCAAGTAGCAGTGAATGCGCAGTTGATCGGCCTCGAGCGACTTGGTCGTTCAACGGAACTCACTGACAAGTTAGTCGACCGCGTTGCCAACATGGTATTCGCGGAAGAACTTTCCAAGAAACGTCTCAAACAACAAACCGCAAAGATCAGTAAGCAAAGCCAACTTCGCATGGGTGGAAGCCCAACGAAGCCGTTGCCGCCGAGTGAAGATCCTCGGGAAGCAGCGGACCGGCTTTACAAAGAGCTTGAGCGGGCATAACCCATAAGGAGTTGCCATCATGGCACTAGGAATTGAACAAATTGACGATTTCGTCAATAGCATTCACCAGAAGTTTGCTGGTGAAGAGTACCTAGCAGCACAAGACTTGTCGTTGAAGCTGCAAGAGTACAAGTACGCCTCGCGTCTGTTTTCGGGCAATCTGAAAAAAGACACGATGAGCACGTCACAGTGCAAGTGGAAAGTCAAAGTCGATATGAACGACAACTTCCAAGTTGTTGGTCTCTATCACCGTGACTCTTCGACTCGCGTAAACACCTTGTCGGAAGGTTCGTTGAAGTGGGCGCTGACCACGAACAACTACCACTACGACATTGACGAAGAGATCTTCCGCACCGGCGGCCGTCAGATCTACGACTACATCGAAGAGATGGAACGTGATCTGATGACCTCGTTCTACACCGGCATGGAAGACTTGATGTTTGGTGGTGGCCCAGTCGGCCCGACCCAATCACCTTTCTCGCCGGCTTCGCTGTTGTGGTGGATCACCTCCACCAGTGACAGTGTTACCGAGAACAACGCCCTGGAAGGTTTCAATGGGTTCGAGCCTGTTGGCTGGGGATCGAATGGTGTCGGTGGGATCTCCTGCACGGATTACCCACAATGGCGTAACCGGACGTTCCCTTACGTGGACGTCAACCGGAACGACTTTGTTGAGAAGGTCATCAACTCGATGGACCTTTGCAGCTTCACGCCTCCGGTCCAACGGCCGGACATCGTGGACCAGAAGCAGCACAACTGGGAATTGCTGACGACGCACAGCGTCTTGGCACAAGGCCGGAAGCTGTTGCAGCTCGGTAACGACAACATCGGTGACGACATGGCCGCCCGCAGTGGAACCGTGTTTATCCGTGGCGTTCCCTTGAACTGGGTGCCTGCTTGGACCAACTCCAACAGTCCCAACGCTCGAACGGACGGACTCATTTTGGGTGTCAACTGGGCGACTTTCCGGGCGTATTACGCTGCTGGCCGGCAGATGCGCAAACGAAAGGCGTTCCAGCATCCTGACATGAGCAACGTTCGCGTTCGCTGCATGGATGACTCGGTTCAATTGGTTTGCTTCAATCGTCGCGGCAACTTCCGCGGATATTGCACCAACACCGTGACCGAAACCGCGTAAGGCTTAACCGCCTGATAGTGAGCGTCGTATGGGGGTGGCGACGTAAAACAAAACACCCCTTGTTTCGGTGACTACTGTGACAGCCGCAAACATTCTAATGCGGCAGAAGGTTTATTATGACAATGCTTACTTATAGCGAACTTCACGACGGACGACTGTTCTCTCCGAAACTGTGGCGGGGGCTTGCGCCTCCGCTGACTTCGGGGCCGTTCACGTCTCCCTCGGGAAACCCAGCCATCGGCGTGTTCGATGACTTTGTGGGATTTGGCGGCGCGCTCAGTACGAACACTGGTTCGTACCACAGTGGTGGCAACCGCTACATTTCCTACCAAACCGCCAGCACCTTGCTGACGAACGTGGCTTTTACCCCAACCCCTGCCAGTGTCGCACCGACAAGTATCGGCGCGATTATCCTTCAGCCGACTTCCGGTGTGGCGGATAATGACCAGATCTCCCTGCAATGGGGTGGTCACGAATTGACGCCATTCGGGTCGTTCCCGTTTGCTGTCATTCCGGGCATGAGCAAGGACTTGGCGTTCGAGTGTCGATTGAAGGTGAACACGATCGCCGACAACATCGGTGACATCTTCATCGGTTTGGCTGGCGCTGCTGGAGTTGCTCCAGCGGCCGTGTCGGTCCCTATCACCCAGACCGCAGACACGTTGGCAACGACACTCAGTCTGTTGGGCTTTCACAAGCTCTCTGGTGACGGTGATAAATTCGATCTGGCTTACGAACGAGCCAGCGGCACCGTTGCCCGTAAGGCTGACGTGGCAACCCTTGTTGCGGACACCTACATCAAGTTGGGCTTCCGCTACTCGGGACAAACCAAGACCCTCTCGATCTTCGTAAATGGCGCAGAAGTGTCCGCGTCTCGCGTGACTTCTTTGGTAACGGGGGCAACTCCGTGGCCGAACGATTTCATGGCACCGATGATTGCGACCATGCAAGTTGACGGAACGACCGGCATGACACCGACCATCGATTGGTACGCTTGCGCTCAGTACATTTAGTATTGTGGCTCGATCGGGGGCGGGTTTGCGCCCGCCCCTTTTTCTTTTTGGTTCTTTGTTGGAAGCCGCGATGAGTCATAATCTGCAACATTTGATGACCACGGTGTTCCGCCCGCGGGGCGTTAGCCTTCCGCACGCCAATCACTACGCCGGTGCATGGTTCCACAAACAATCCGCCACTATTGACGGGATCGTCTACGATGAACGACGTGGGCTTGGTACGGCACGTCCGGTACAGCCACGTCGGGCTATGTTGTTCAATGGTACGAATCAATACGTCGTTCACACGTTACCAAGCCCGATTGCTGCTTATCCGTTTACGCTGTTTGGGTGGGGAGAGAAAACCGATAGTTCTGTTGAATATGCCGTCTGCATTGGATCATCTTCTTCCGTAGTTAAGTACTTCGCCATTGGATTCGACGAAGGTGACCGTGTAAGTGTGATTCGATCAAACACGACAGCCCTGACAAACACTATAAACATTGC